CCATGTTAGGTTTTCTCTACCCTACATGGGAGTTCAATCCAGACATGTATCCACGCGATGGTCCCTTCTTAACAGCCGAATTCGAAAAAGATCCAGTTACTGCTGCACGTGACTATGGTTGTAAACCTACTTCCACTACTTCGCGTTACTACGGTAATCCTGACATCATTGTGGTTCAAGAGAGTTTACCTAATATCTTGGAAATGATAGATGAAGATTTAGACGTAACAAGTCTACTGAAACCAGGTCCTTACGTATTGGCTGGTGATCCAGCACCTAAGAATGATGCCTTCGGCTTCGCGTTGGTACATCAAGAACTGAGTGACATATATGTTGATGGTCTATATCGCTTCGTCATGAAGTCAACAGAAGTCGATCCTTTAAAGGTAAGAGATTTCGTCTTTAAAGTGCAAAAGATAGTTCCTTTACGATATTTCGTTGTAGACCAATGGATGTATCCAATTCTTCTTGAAGAAATCAAACGCAAGGGTGTTTCGGTACAAAATCATATTATAAAGAAAGCAGATCACGATAGGGTGAAAGAGAGATTCTATAAACGCACTCTTCTTATCTGTAACTATCCATTTGTTAAAACAGAATTGGAAGAACTACAAGTCATGTCATCAACTAAAATTGATCACCCTAAGAAAGGTTCAAAAGATGTTGCTGATGCACTCGTAAATAGTGTCTGGGCAGTCGAAAACCTTTTAGGGAAACAAACGTATCCACTTAATGTTATTGTTACGGTTTAGGAGGTGAGTATATGTCAAACGCATTCACAAGAGCATTTTTCAAAGTACCTGGCTTTCGTAGAATCTTTGGATCAGCACCAGTGCCACTACTTTCTACGGCAATAACAGCTTATCCTGTATTAATGCCTATCAGAGAAATCTATCGAAAACTTTTAACAGTCGATAATAAATATCAACTCTACGACATGTTTTGCGATCTTGATCCAGAATTAGAAGGTGCAATCAATAAACTAGCATTGGTAGCACGTTATGCATACAAAGGAATAGGTGTCCATATAGGACACGAACTCGATGAGCAGGAAAGAGCGTTACTAGAAGAAGTTCAACGGCTAGAAGATATTTTCGATTTCCAAGGTCTCTTTCTTAGCATCGCTAAACACCTGGTCAAATACGGTGATGACATCTACGTCATAAAGATTGAAGATAACGCTGGTTTAACAAGTATGAGAGCACTACCGATACAATTTGTTACTATTCTTCAAAATAGGAAACAAAAGCAAGATATAAGTGCTCAAGTGTTCGAACCGAACATATATATGTTGAACGAATTCGATGAAGCTCCTCCTGCTGGGACACAACAAACGTGGCCTAAATGGCCAAAGAAAAACAGGAGGCGTGAAGGTGCAATCCACTTTGGTCTAAACAACAAAGCTGAGTCTATCTACGATACAAGAGGAAGATACACATTTGGTGTATGGTCGAAAAGCCCAATCGAATGTTTAAGAGTTAAACTAATGTGGAAAGTATCACTACAAATAAACGATATTCTTCTACGACAAAAGTTAGTTCCGCGTTATCACCACAAAGTAGACTTATCCGCATTTGACCCTAATTTATTTGCTGGTGACACAATCGAAGATAGGATTGCTGCAGCAAAGAAAGCAGCTACAACTGAACTTGAATCTTACAAAAAAACACTTGTTGATCCACTAAAGGAAGTAGATAAAGATTACATTTCTGGTAAAGAAATTGAAATTACGTCTATTGAGCCAAGAAGAGTCACTTATGTTGATCCTAATCCACTTATAGACCAAATCAATAAAAGCATTTTCGCAGCAACTGGTATCCAAGAATCTGCTGTTATGGGTAGAGGACTTGGCACGTTTGCAACTGAGCTTGTAGTAACTTCGTTCACTGCACTAGCTGGTGAAATACTCGCTGATGTCATCAAACGACAACTTTTGAGAATTGTAAGAAGTTCTATTAGAGCAAAATATCGAAGTAAGTTTAGCGACGAGGATTTATCAAAGATCGATATTCGTATCGGTCTTGCATTAGGAGTAGAAAGGGGTGAAGCGATGAGAAGAGCAGCTATACTTGATGCAATGGGTATAGCTACGTTCGATGAACTAAGGAACGAAGTTGGTCTATACAACACACTCGACGAAGCAACAAAAAAGGCTATGATTGAAGTGAAAAGGCAAGCAAATACTCGCGGTAGACCTATTGCTGACCGTACTATACAAGACATTATCTCTAAATACATTACAAGAATTGAAACTACAAGGGAACCAGAAACGCCAGAATCGAAAAGTGATCAGCAAATGACGTGATAAAAGTGGACAAACCAAAATCGCGTGACTTTGAAAGTTTGGTTGATTACATAGACGCTTTGGAGAAATATGTAGTTTGGTTAGAGCAACAATTAGACATTTGATAGGTGTTTAGTATGCCTGGTTGGGATGTAGGTCCGAATTCTATCAAATACCGTGTGCGTGAACCTACCTATGAGAGATATGCTCAGAAAGAGGTTCAAAATGGTGTTTGGTTGATTTTTGGATGGAAAGCAGGAAAAAGCGAAATACAATCGCTTAGGTTCGATAAGAGTAAAGGCTGGACCCTAGAAAGAGCGAAAGCATGGTTGAAAGCACATAGGAAGAAGATGGAGCAACCTGAACAATTCCTTCAATTACAAACCGTATCCGAAGACGTGATTAAAGGCGTAACTGAAACAAAGATAATTGAAAAGAAAATGCCTGGTATCTTGTTAGTGAAACCGCATGGTAGGTGGATTTTTAGTCCGCAACATAAGAAAACACTTATCATATCAACCAAACCAGCTCCTGAGAGCTATCTACATCGACCTATATATGTGGTTGAAAACAAGCAAGCACTTGGTGTAATTAACATAATATCGTCTAAAGGTCCTTTTGATGCCGACACTGTCCGTAATAAACTTCGGACTAAACACAGAATTTCTGATGAAGAATGGAAAAAATGGTGGCCTGAGGCAAAAGAGGTCTACGTATACGAGTTCGATGTAATCACAACACTTGATGAACCCGTTCCTACAAATGTACCGAGTGGTCCACAGAAGTGGATAAAAGAAGTGAAAGTCGAACTAGAAACTAAGCAGCTAATTACACCAGAGAGTATCAAACATATACTCGAAAATCCGAAATCTCTCGAGGATAGGAACAGCAAACGTCTCGTTGATGATCACCGAATCTGTCATATGTGGAGAGGAGCTGGCTGGAAATCGAAACCAAACGATTTGACTAAGAAGCAGGTACGAAAATTACATAGTTTAATCGTTTCCGAAATGAAACGAAGAGGTTACAAACACACTTCAGAACTTCAGGTTCCAACTGAGCTACTACTTCAGTCTCCTTTCGCTCCGATCTACAGATCTGGGATTGTAGAGGGTCGAGTACTCTCTGTCGACGAGATCGTTAAGTACTACGAGAAGCCAATTAAACTAATTCAAGGTTACATAAAACTAGTCGGTGGAATTCCGAATTGGGGTGAATCACCGGGTGATGTTGATTTACGCATTGAATCTGACGATTTATACAGAGATCATCCGGTAGTTTTCCGTCTAGGTAGAGCTTTACCGTCTGAAATTGCTGAACGTGTACAGTTTCACGATCGAACCCAACCAGTATTCACTTCTTATGTTGACTTATACGACTTAGTGTTAATGCCATGTGGAAATCGAACAATAATTAATATGGAAAAAGCCCGAATAGAAGTTATCAGAGGTGTAACTGCTAAAAAAGAAGCTGCTATAAGTGTCAAGGAAGACAAAGTAGAACCTTTACGTTTTATGATTCCTCTTAAAGGTCACAAAGGTTACTATAGACATGAAGAACTAGCTTCAGAAGAAGTCGAAAAGTGGTTCCCTAAAGAAGCGTGGCCAATCTATCGAGAAAAGAAATATGATGGCGCACGGTGTGTTTTTATGAAGAAGGGAAACCAATGGGCGATACGTTCAGATGATGGTGCACTGATTACTGAGCGTTTTCCAAATATTACAAAACAAGGAAATAAGTTTCTTCCAAATACAATTACGTTCGATTCAGAAGTCGAACTTTGGAAAGATGGGGTACATCAATCTCGTGAAGTTACTTCTGGACACCTACGCTCTACCGGAACAGCTGATGATAGTGAGTTGGTAGTTAACGTATTCGATATTATGTACGTTCACGATATAGGCGATTTACACAAGAAACCATTCAGTGAGCGCAGAAAATATCTAAAACGTATCGGGTGGCCTCAGTCTACCGATAAGAAACCAAAGACTGGTACCTTTAACTTAACTCCAAGTGTAAAACACGAGAACAGTGTTGATTTAGCTAAAGGGATAAAAACGATAGCTGAAGCAATTGCATCTGAAGGAGCTGTACTCAAATCTN